CTTTCCCTCCCCACGCAAACAATGGCGAAGCAGGCCGTCAAAACGACATGCGGATGCCGGCCGATGTGACGGATGCGGCATACCTGATCGCACACAACCACCCGGGCGGCGTGCGCGTGCTGGCCGAGCGTATGGGCGTGAGCGCCAATACGCTGCAGAACAAGCTGAACCCGAACAACACGACGCATCACCTGACGCTGCGCGAGTCTGTGGCGCTGCAGGTGATGTCGGGCAACCCGGCAATTTTGCATGCCATGGCGGCGGCCCTGGGCTACACCTGCGTGCCCGCGCTGCCCGACCAGGCCGCGGGCGACCCGGTGGAGGCGTTTGTGGCCCTGCAGCAGGAGGTGGGCGAGTTCACATCCGCAGCGGCAGACGCCTTTCGTGGCGGCAAGGCCATGGTGAGCCGCAACGAGATCAAGCGGCTGCAGTACCGCTACAACGAGCTGATATCTGCCTTGAATCAGCTGCTGGCCACGGCGGCAGCGCGCGTGCCTGCGCCGGTGGAGGAGGGCTGATATGCATATCCAGCTGAGTGCGCGGGTGCTGAACCAGGCGGAGCTGCTGCGGCAGATCCACGGCCTGACGGGCGCACAGGCCGCCAAGGCCTATGCCAAGGCGCTGAACGATACGGGCTTCGAGATCCGCCGTGCCATGCAGGACGAGATGCGCGCGGTGTTCGACCGGCCTACGGATTACATCCTGCGCAGCCCGTTTGTGCGCATGGCCACGGCCGCCAGGCTGAGCGTGACGATCGAGCCGACCTATATGGGCGGCAAGGGGATCGATCCGCAAAAGATTCTGGATGCCCAGACCTGGGGCGGCCGCCGGCGCGACAAGCGCAGCGAGGTGGCGCTGAAGCGTGCGGGCATCCTGCCTGCCGGTTTTCAGACGGCGATACCCGATGAGGCCAGAGGCGGCCCTTACCCCGGCAGCGATGACGGCAAGGGCAACTTGCGCGGGCCGTTTCTGGTGCAGCTGATCAGTTACTTCCAGGCGTTTGGCGAGCAGGGCTACAAGGCCAACATGAGCGACAAGGGCTATCTGCGTGTGCACCGCGGCACCAAGAAGCAGACGGGCCGCCGCTATTTCATTGCCTATGGCGGTGAGCGCGATTCGCCGCGCACCAACCGCAAGGGTGAGCCGGACGGGCGCACAGCTCATTTGGCTCGCGGCATCTGGGCCGTCAGCGGCACGGGCGGCGCGCTTGTTCGCCCTGTCTTGCTGTTTGTGAAGCCAAAGCTTGGCTACCAGCCGCGCTTTGACATGGACAAGGTGGCCAAGCGTGCCGACGCCACGGCCTACCTGGAGCGCCGTATCCGCTACCGCTTGCGCGAGGCCGCGGGCGTATGACTTCCATGAACCCAGCAACGAATTTGAGCGCAGGCGCGCATCCGCCTGTGCAGATATCAGGAGGTTTGACCATGCAGCAATCCCAACCCGTAGTGACTGGGCGCGACACCAGCGCCGAGGCGTTTGCCGCTCTGGGCAACGAAACGCGCCGCCGCTTGCACGAGCGCCTTTACGAGTCGCTGCGCCATGCCCACCAGCAAGGCGTGCGCGACATGAGCCGGCGCGAGCTGCGCGACTACCACAACACCCAGACGGGCGAGTGGCTGGAGCTGTGCAGCGTGGCCAGCACCGTCAATGCCTTGCTGGCTGCCGGACGGCTGGAGGAGGGCACTGCGCGCCGCTGCAGCCTGTCGCCGCGCCAGCGTGACGTGATGCCTGTGCGCTGCAAGGCGCGACAAACGGCCTTGGCCTGATCTGGAGAGAAGTATGAGCACCATCATCATGTCGGCCTGCTGGCCGCTGCAGGGCATGTCTGCTGCGCAAAAGGCGGTTCTGATATCGCTGGCAGACCAGTCGAATGACGACGGCGTGTGCTGGCCCGGTGTCGGCACCATTGCCCGGCGTACCTGCCTGTCTGAGCGGGCCGTGCAAGAGGCGCTGTCGTGGCTGCAGAAGGTCGGTCTGGTCTTTCGGGAATATCGCCTGAACGCCAGCACCAGCTACACCATCACACCAGGCAGTTTTGACCCGACGAAGGCACCTGCCGGTCGCAGTCGGAGCAAGGCAGGTGGTGCAGATGGCGCACCCCCCGCAGATAGCGCACCCCCCGCACCAGGCGCACCAGGTGGTGAACCAGGCGCACCTGTACCCCCGCACCAGGCGCACCCCAGGGGTGAACCAGGCGCACCCAAATCATCATTGAACCGTCATAGGAACCATCAAAGAACCAACACACCTGCGCTTGAGCGCGCAGGACCTGTTGCCCAACCGGAGGACGTGACCGACCAGACCTGGGCCGACTGGCTGCAGCTGCGCAAGGTCAAACGGGCACCAGTGACGGAGACCGTGCTGAAGGGCGCCAAGGCAGAGGCGGCGAAGGCCGGCATGACGCTGGAGGCCTTTCTGCAGTTGTGGTGCATACGCGGCTCGCAAGGGCTGCAGGCCGCATGGCTCAGACCAGCGGCAGCACCGGCGGGTGGTCGTGCGCCAGCGTTCAACGCGAACAAACACGCAGCTGCGGCAGCAACAATCTTCGACGGAGTTTGGGAATGAAGAACGTTGCCAGTCTGGCAGACCATGCCATGCGAGATCCGCAGGCCTATCGCGACCCGGCCGAGGAGGCTGCAGAGGCCACGCTGCAGGCGGTCAGCCTCGTGATCCGCAAGCTGTTCATGCTGCTGCACGGCTCCTACGGCAGCCTGTTCACCAGCAAGTTCGCCACGGGCCAGATGGCTGGCAAGCACGACAAGGGGACCATCTCGGCCATGAAGGTCTGGGATGCCAAGCTGTCGCGCTTCTCGGGCGTCGTGGTGGAGGCCGCAGCCGCCCGCCTGGCTGCAGAGCACCCGGACTTCCCGCCCAACCTGCCGCAGTTCGAGCAGATGTGCGATGCAGTCATGCCGCGCCAGACCTATGCCCAGCAGCAGGGCCTGCCTGCCTTGCCTGCACCCGTGGCCGCGCCGCCTGTGAAGGTCAACCTGCAGGAGCGCAACGACGGCAAGGATTGGGCACGTCGCATCGTGGCCCGCATGGAGGGTGGCGACACCAGCATCTCTTACTACGCCGGCAAGTCCGCACGTATGGCCCTGGGCCTGGAGGTGAAGGTTTGATGCGCTGCACAAAAAATAGGCAGGTTGAGGGTCGCGGGTCCTTCCGCCGAGCCTCTGAAGCGGGTAATTCGAGCCGCGTTGTCGGACTGTTTCGTGGGTTTCTCAAGGGGGTTGTATTGTGAGGATGATTGAGCTTGAAGCCCGCCCCACACAAGCGGAGTTTGCTAGCGTTATCGGAGTGTCGCAGCAGAACGTCAGCGCCCTCATGGCCGACGGCAAGCTGCCCACAGGCGGCACCTGGGCCGAGCTGCTCAGCTCCTACTGCAACCGCCTGCGTGAAGTGGCGGCCGGGCGCATGAGCGGCGAGCTGGGCGGCCTCGACCTGGTCCAAGAACGCGCCGGCCTGGCCAAGGCCCAGCGCGAGGCGCAGGAGCTGAAAAACGCCGTCGCCCGTGGCGAGTTCGCCCCCATCGGCATTCTGGCCGATGTGCTCGGGCTGGCCAGCTCGGCCATCGTCGATCGCATGGACCAGTTCGAAGGCCAGGTGCGCAAGGCCTGCCCGGACCTGCCGCAAGAGGTGCTGCTGATCGTGCTGCGCATCATGGCCGACGCGCGCAACGAGTGGATCCGCTCCACCTCCCAACTGGTCAACAAAGAGGTCGAAGCCATGGCGCAGCTCGAAGCAGACGAGACCGCAGCATTTGATATCAGAGCGGGCAGCGCAGAGGAGGGCGACGCCGCATGAGCGCACCCCTCAGCCCCGAAGCCATGGCCGCCATCCAGGCCGCCAATGCGCTAGGCCTGTCCAGCCTGCGGGCCGATGCACCGCAAACCCTTAGTGAATGGGCGGCAGAGCACTTTTTGCTGGCGGGCGAATCCAGCCACCAGAAGGGCGGCTGGGTCGGCTGGCCGTTTCAGCTCGGCATTCTCGACTTCATGAGCGACGACCGTGTGGAAGAACTGGCGGTCAAAAAGAGCAAGCGCGTGGGCTATACCAAGATGATCACCGCCTTCGTCGCCTACAACATCGCCCACCGGCGCCGCAAACAGGCGCTGTGGCAGCCCACCGACGACGACCGCGACAGCTACGTCAAGAGCGAGATTGAGCCCGTGCTCGACGGCGTGGCCGCCGTGCAGGCCGCGCGCCGCCAGGGCAAGGGGGTGGAGGACACCATCAAATACAAGCCCTTCCGCGACAGCGTGCTGCACCTGCTGGGCGGCAAGGCTGCGCGGGCCTATCGCCGCATCACCGTGGCCGTCTCCATCCTCGACGAATGGAGCGCCTTCGACCAGAGCATCGAAAAATCCGGCGACCCCGGAAGCCTGGCCAAGGGCCGGCTGGAGGGCGCGCCATACCCCAAGTTCGTCGGCGGCAGCACGCCCCGCGTCAAAGGCATGTGCCATGTGGAGCGCGCCTGCGAAGAATCTGACGCCTACGTCCAGTACCACATCGAATGCCCGCGCTGCAGCGCAGAGCACCCGCTCGTCTGGGGCAGCAAAGAGCTGCCCTACGGCTTCAAATGGCTCAAAGGCCAGCCTGCCAGCGTGCACCACGTCTGCCCCCACTGCCTGGAGAGCATCACCCAGGCCGACTACCTGCCCGGCGGCTGGCCGCTCACCGGCACCTGGGTCTGCAAAAAGACCGGCCGCCGCTACGGCGCAGACCGCATCTGGCGCGATGCAGCGGGCCAGCCCTGCCGCCCGCCGCGCACCCTGGGCGTGCATGTCTGGGCCGCCTACAGCCCCCAGCGCACCTGGGTCAGCATCGTCGATGAGTTTGAAAAAGCCCACCGCGCCCTGCAGGCGGGCGACGTCGGGCCCATGACCGGCTTCACCAACGAAACCCTGGGCGAGACCTGGGAGCTCAAAGGCGACAGCAGCGACGAACACGCCCTGCAGGCCCGCGCCGAAGACTACCCCCTGGGCCGCGTGCCCGCCGGCGCGCTGCTGCTCACCGCCGGGGTCGACGTGCAGCGCGACCGGTGGGAGATCGCCATCTGGGCCTGGGGCCGCGGGCTCGAAAGCTGGGCCATTGCCCACCAGGTCATCCAGGGCAACCCCGCCAGCGAGTCTGACTGGGAGCCCGTCACCCAATACCTGCAGCAGCGCTACGTGCAGGCCTGGCACGGCGGCAGCCTGGGGCTGTCTGCCATCAGCATCGACTCTTCAGACCAGACTCAGGCCGTCTATAACTGGGTGCGCAGCGCGCAAGGGCAGCTTGCCGGCCTGCGCGCCATCAAGGGCGACAACAACGACAACCGCAACATCGTCGGCCCCAGCAGCCTGCAAGAAGTCAACTACCGCGGCCGCAAGATATCGCACGGCATCAAGCTCTGGCTGGTAGGTGTGGATAGCGCCAAAGACCTGCTGCTGGGCCAGCTCGCCATCGACAAACCCGGCCCCGGCTACGTGCACACCAGCCAGAAGCTGCCACGCGAATGGTACGAACAGCTCACCGCAGAGCAGCGCGTGCTGGTAAAGGTCAACGGCAAGGACGTGTATCGCTGGGTCAAGCGCAGGCCGCGCAATGAAGTGCTGGACTGCCGCAACTACGCACTGCATGCCGCCATGTGCCTTGGCATCCATAAATGGCCGGAGGCCCGCTGGCTGCAGCTGGAGCAAACCGTGCAGCCCCCGCAAGACCTCTTCAACACCGCCCCGGCCCAGGTCGCCCTGCAGCAGCCGCAGGGCGAAGAACCCGCGCCGCCACGCGCGCCAGCACGGCCCAGGCCTTCTCGCCAGCTGGCGGACGAAAAGCTTTTCAGCCCCATCAGCCTTTATTAATAAAAACCAATGCAAACGCAGGCACAGCAAACGCAACCAGCTATCAAAACAATGAACAACAAAGACGCAACCAATACTCCTTCTGTATCCGGCCACAACAAGCTGGACCCCATTGCCGTGCTGCGCGAAGAACTGGCTGCCGCCGCGTTATGCCATGGCGTCGAGCGGGTGGAGGATTTGACGGAAGAGCTAATCAGTCGCGTGATACAGCGATTGGGCGGGGTACATGTCTATGTGCCGGGGCAGCGGGCGGTGGATCGCAAGCGCGTAGCGCAGGAAATACGCGACAGCTTTGATGGTTGCAATGCCTTCGAGTTGTCGCGCAGGTTTGGAATGAGCTTGAGACAGGTGCAGAGAATTATCTGCACGTAATCACGTAGCTCAAGAATGCCCCTGAATTGATAAATTGTTTTATAGTTACATTTCGGTAACAAATTTTTCGATTGAGGAAATATGAATACTGCAGCTATAGAGCAAGAGGTAATGGAGGACGATTGACGTGCTCCCTCATAGCCGTACCACCTGAATGGAAGTGAGGTCCGTCAACCTGGAGAATGACGGACATGAGGAAGAGTCGATTTACCGAGCAGCAGATCATTGGTTTCTTGAAGCAGGCCGAGTCGG